GGCAGCGACGCCGCAGTGGTCCAGTCGAACGTGGTGCCGTCCATCTTCTCGACGGACAGCACGGTCGCGCTCGTCACCGCGCGAACGCGATACGTGTCCGCGTTAGCACCGAGACCGGCTGCGCCGCCGATCTGGCCGAGCACCAGGATGTCGCCGACCTTCGCGCCCTGTGTGCCGTCTGGGCGCTGGATCGTCGTGAATGCACCGCCCGCGGCGTTGAACGCCTGGAACGCCGCCGCGCCGCCGGCATTCGTCACCGAGCCGTCGACGCCCTGCGCGAACTGCGGTGTCTCTGCGAACTGCACACGCGCCGCGAGGCGGACGCGGTTCGCGCCGCTCTTGAACTCACGGCCTGCGACGACGGTAGCGCCCACGATGGGGACCACCGGAGTCGGCTCGGTCGCGCTCTTGTTCGTCGGCAGCTTGCGGAACACACGACCGCCGCGACCGCTCGCGAGGTTGATCGGCACGACGACGAGGCGCGAGAACGACTTGTTCTTGAGCTCCAACCAGCCGTTGCCGCCGTCGCCGCCGAACTCGCCGATCGTGGCGTCGAATCCGCCGACCTTATTGATCAGGTCTTGACCGCTGTAGACCTCGACCGGGTTCGGGTTGGTCGTGACGACGCCGTTCGCGTCGACGCTCACGCCGTAGCTCACATCGGCGAACTCGCCGACGAGACACGCGACGCCGGCACTGATGCCGTTGATCGTGCCCGGTGCGTTCTGATCGACAGTGACGACGCCTTCGATCTCTCGGAGGGTCTCGAGGCTGGGGAAATCGCTAAAGCGACGAATGAAGCCAGACATGGATCCTCCGCGTGGTAATCAGACGCTATCGCGCTGAACACCCCCGTACAAGGATCTGGGGTCTAGCGTGCGGCCGGGTCGCCGCCCTCAGTCCGCAGCGCCATCGGCCGAGCGATCGGCAGATGATGGACGCGATAGACCGGGCAGCGAGCTCGCAGCTTGAACGCGAGCGGGCGCAGTCCGACGAGCGCCGTCTGCTCGCTATCGGGCATCTGGCAGCTCAGGGCCAGGAATGTCGAGATCGCGTTGTGGTAGCGGGGCAGCACCAGCCGGAACCCCTGCATCCATTGCACGGGCGAAAACGCATTTTCCAGCATGCGACGCACGCCGGCGCGCATCACCTTGTCGGTGCACATCACCTCGACCGTCAGCTCGTCGAGGTTGTACATGCCGGCGCACGCTAGCGCGGCCACGTCGGTCGGATCCTTGATCGCGACGCCGGGAATCTGCACCGCCTCGGTCTTGCCCATGCCGGATCCGGTCTCGTATCGGCCGACCTCGGTGGAGTACACCGCGGCCGCAGGGTATCCGCGCGACCCGTCCGACTGATCGGCCCAGTCGGCGGTGACCCACGTGAACCGCGTGGATCGCCCGTCGATCGCAGACTCGAGCTGCATCAGATAGCCCGCGATGCCGTTCGTGATCGCGGTGTGCACGTCGATGTCCGCGGTCGGCGTGCGGTCGTACTTCGCGGTCGGGTTCGTCACGAGGATCGCATCGTCGACCGTCGGCGTGATCACGTCTGGGCCGTCGGCGAGCTCGGGCAGCTCGCGGGCCTCGGTGTTGTCATCGCAGGTGGTCGTCATTTCTTCGCGAGCTCCCTGTCGATCTCGTGGATCATCTCCTTGCGTACCATGTCCTGGATCGCGCGCTGAGATGTGTCGCTCGTCATAATCTTGCGACCGATCAGACCGCGACGCGCGATCGCCCGGCGAATGACCCAGCTCAGGCGGTCGGCCTGTTTGTCGAGCGCGACGGCGTGCTTGCTGCGTTGCTTCGGCCCGTACTGAGGCGGCGGCTTGGGTCCGTGCCGCTCTCCGTCGAGCAACCGGCGCTTCTGCTGCTCGAGGCGCTTGCGATCGGCGAGCTCGCGCTGCTTATCCGAGATCGTGCGCGGACCCTTCTTGCCGGCCTTTTTCTTCGGCGCCGCGGTCAGCAGCCGGCGCTTGATCCACTCGACGATCGCCTGCTTGGGCGGCATCCTCGCGCCCGCGCGGCGGCCGTCCTCGATGATTGGTCCGTACGGCTTGCGGTTGATCACGACCGCGCCGTCGCTCGTCGCCATCGATCGCCACTCGCGGATGAACGCACCCGTGTTGACGGCGCCTCCGGTTCCCTTGCCCGCCGGGTTCGCCGGTGGCGCGAGTCGGGTCTGCTCGACGAGAAACTGGACCGCGCGCTGTGCACCGGATCGGATGCCGCGCAGCAGCGTCGGCTTGAACGAGTTCGCTAGCCGGCGGTGATACTGCGCGAACTCCTTCGAGTTCATTCGCAGGACGGCCATCAGCGAAGATCCTGGCAGCGCGGCCACGCGTTCGTTTTGACCCAGACGCTGAGCTCCTTGCCGTAGTCGGACCACGCCGCATTCGTGATCTCGTTGCAGTCCTCCCAGCTCAAGCCGTCACAGTTGATCACGGTCCCGTGGATTCCGCTCGGCAGCGGGCAGCCCTCGCACCAGTCGACCGGTTCAGGCGGTGGCGCTGTCTGGATACACGGCACCGGAACACGGATCATCTGCTCGCGCGCGCTCACCGGCTCACGGATCACAACCGTCGCCGGTCGCGTGCACGCCGCGATCGCGAGCACCACGATCGCCTTCACCGCAGCACTCCGTTGCGATCGCGATCGTGGTGCGCGCGCGTCAGGCTGATCGTCCACTGCGCGCGCTCGTAGTCGGCGTACGGCGGCGAGCTCGGCGTGAACCGGCGCGCGCTCGTGACGTTGCCGGCGCGGTCGAGCGCACGGATCTCATAGAACACGATCTCGTCCGGCGGGATGGATCGACCCTCGGGCCCGCGTCCGAGTAGGACGTTCTCGCTGTAGCAGAGCGAGATTTCCGACAGCACGATCACGCCCATCTCGCGCACCTGGTCGGCGCTAACGATGTCCGTGATCGAGGTCAGATCGCCGACCTTGGGCACTGGCAGGATCTTCCACTCGCCGACGATCTCGTTCGGTCCATCGCCTCGCCGGCGCGCGCTCGAGGCCCGAGCTCGGACGATCGCGACTTCGTACGGCCGCAGGCCGGCGCGGACCTTCATGTCGCGCGCGCGGTCCCACATGCTCGAGAGGCGCGCGCCCGCACTGCCGGCGATGCCGCGGGTGGCGAAGCTGCCGCCCTCGCATGCGCCCGTGCAGCCCGTGGAACAGCCGCAGGCCACGGGTTACCGCCGAACCGCGATGTTGCCGGCGCCGACGAGCTGCGAGGCGAATCGCTGACTGAACGGGTACGGAATAACGCCGAGCATGTCGGCGAGGCGCTTCGCCCACCGCACGTACTCGCGCTCGACGTCGTCGGGCTGGCTGAGGTTCGGCTCGAGGTCGCCGGCGCGCCGCGCGAACAGCTCCTTGCTCGACTGGAACAGCAGGCACTCGATCTCGTCGAGCTTGTCGAGGATGGACACGATCCGCGCTTCGCTCACGGCCATCACGCGGCCGATCGCGTCTTCGAACATCCACTGGACTTCCGTCACCTGTGGAATGCCGAACGCGAACGAGCTCGCCACCGTGACGGTCATGTAACCGAGGTGGTACCGAGCTCGCTCCTTATCGGCGTCCGAAATCGCCACGGCTTAGTGCGCGGCCTCTTCCGCTTCGATCGGCGTGAGCTCGATGCCCTGATCGACCATCGCCTGCAGCTGCTGCGGCTCGTAGTGCCGCATCTCGATGATCTGGCCGCTGCGCATCGTGACCATCTGGCCGCCGATGCTGATCTGGCGCTGCTGGATGCCGTTGCGATCGGCCTGCACCGTCACGGTCCACGTGTTCGTGGGCGACTCCTTGAGCCCCTTGATCTTGGGGCGCTTCGGCGCAGGCGCAGGAACCGGCGGCGGCGCCTCGCGCGGCATTCCGCCGACGGGCGTGCCGGCCACCGGCGTGGTCGCGATCTTGACCTGGCGCTTGTGCTCGAGGACGAGACGGAGCTCGTCGGTCGAGAGCAGCGCGGCGATCGTGAGGTCGGAGCGATTCGCCTCCTGCATCATGGCGTCGCGCGACATGTCGGCGAACGGACTGTTCGCCTGCACGCCGCTCGGCATCGCTGCCGCCGCGTCCTTGACGGCCTGACGTGCGACGTCCTTGGCCTCTTTCTTCCGAACCTGTTCGCCGTCGGCGCCAATCTTGGCGGCCTCGAGTGCATCCTGCTTGCCCATGCTGCGATGGTCAGCGATCGGGACAGCGAGCACAAGGCTTGCCGAAAAAGCGTCGGCCCCACGATCTGCGGACCGTGGGGCCATTTATTTTTTAGAATTCGTTCACCGCCGCAGCGGCCCGGAGCTTACTCCGTGAACTGGATCTCGCAGACGCGCTTGTACGCGGCCGCGTCGCCCGTGGCGCCGTCGGTGCGGACCACCCAGTCGCCCTGGAACTTCCAGGTCTGCGCAACGATCTCCTGCAGGCGGTCCTGCGGCTGGCGCATGATGACGTGGATGCGCTGGACGTCGATCTCGACGCCGTTGTTCACGACGCGAGCGCCCTGCTCGACTTTGCCCGCGACGCCGGCTTCCGTGATCATCGCGTTCTGGTCGACGTAGTACTCCTTGAGGGCGCCGGCGCCGATCACGAGAGCACGGTGGACCTTCGAGCCCGTCGACGCGTTGCCGTTGCTGAACATCTCACCGGCGAACGGATCGTCCTGCGAGTACGTCGCCGTGCTCGCGCCGTCGACGTTGTGCGTCTGCGGACACTCGTTGTTCCGGTAGATCGTGCAGCCGAGCAAACGCGTCACCGCAAAGTCCCGGTAGTGCATGCCGTCCGGCAGCGAGATGTTGAGGCGCTGGAACTCGTTGTCCGCGTACAGCTGCGACTCGCCCGTGGGGTCGAGGTGCATGTGGAAGTATCCGTCCGCCATCGGCTGCACGTCGACGGTGCGCAGGCGCGCAACCGCCGAACGGATGTCCGACAGGTGGAGGATGTCCGTGCCCGCCGTGAGCGCGTCGGTGGCGTTGCCGCCACCCGAGCGAACCAGCGAGGTACGCGTCGACGCGAACACCGCGTCACGATCGGCAACCGTGACGGCCGCTGAGACCGTGAGCACGCCCGGGCCGATCTCGTCGCCGGGGGTGTCGGGCGTGAAGCCGGTGACGTTCACCGTCGTCGCGCCGCCAACCGTCTGCACGACCGTGATCGCGAGCGGGTTGTTCGCCGTCACGGTGTCGTACCGAACCGGCGAGCCCGTCGAGAGGTCGGGGCGACGCGCGCGGGTGAAGCCGTTGAGGCGCTTCACGCGGAGCGACGTCACTGCGTTCTGGGCGCCGTCGGCAACCGTCCAGCCGCTCTCGGCCGCGTTGTACAGCTTGTTGCGCGGCAGACGGTTGAGCGTCTGGCCCGCGTTGAGACCGAGGATCTTGAGATCCTCCGTCAGCTTGTTCACGGCGGCGGCGACTGCGGTCGGCAGATGCGTGTCGATCGAGTCGGCATACTTCTGCTGCTGCGCGGCCCACTGCTCGAGCTTGTAGTCGTGCGGCGCGGGATCCTGTCCCGGCTGCAACGGACGAAGCCGAGGCTTCATCAGGCCCTTGCCCGTGAAGGTCTTGTTGTCGCCAACGTTCGCTTCCCAGCGCTCGGTTTCAGCTTCCTCGCGGAAGAGAACGGCGGGGTAGAGACCATCGGCGAAAAGACGATCCAGGGCATTCTCCTGGACCAACTGTCGGAACTGCGGGGTTTGGAGAATGACGCTGAAATCCACGGCTGTGCTCCTTTAGCAAAATCGTTCACGAAGAAAACGAAGCGCACAAGGGGTGTGCCGGGCGGCGCCTCTTTGCCCGGTTACGACGATCGGAGTGGCGGGGCGGAACCCTGGACGTTGATCCCGAGCTCCTTCATTCGCTTCTGGAACTCTGCCGGCGGCAGATTCCGCGCGTCGACTTTCGCCGCATCGCCAGCCGCGCCGGCGACGGTGCCGGGCGTCGGAGGTTGCGCGGGCGGTGGCGTGGTAACGCCGGTCGTCGCGGGGACGGGCTGCTCGCCGAACAGATACGGACGCAGCTTCCTCTGCTCTTGCGCCCACGCCTTGACCTCGAACGCCTTGAGCTTCTCTTCGTCGCCCTTGATCGATTCGAGATGTTTCTTGCACTCGAACCAGACATACTCGAGATCCTGAACGCCGGAGCGGATCAGATCCTCGCGCATCGTCTGCTCGGTGCGCATGACGGCCATCTGCTGCTGGTACGCAGCGGCCTGCTGTTCTGCGGCCTGACGAGCGGCATCGGCCTGCGCCGTCTTCTGGCGCATCTCGTCGCGAGCTTGCCGGAGCTTCTTACGCACCACGTCGGGGACGCGGCGATCGTTCTCCGGTTCGTTCGGGTCGCCCTCACCAGGCGCGGGCGGCTGCTGACCGGCAGCGGCTGCGGCTGCAGGTGCGGCAGCCGGCGGGGTCGCGGCCGGTGCGGGCGGTGGTGCGGCAGCTGGTGCAGCGGCAGCGGGTGCCGCGGGTGCGGCGGTGGACGGTGGGGCGGGCGGGACGGTCGTGGCCATGGCTGATCCTCTTTCGATTGCGGCGAACATCGCGTCGACGGTGGCGAAGCCGAGAGCAGCCGCGCGCGCGTTCAGCGCGGCCTCGTGCTCCCTGCGGCCTTTGTCTTTCGCGGCGTCCTTCAGTTTGCGAAACGCGGCATGCGGAACGGCGACGTGCTGCTCGCCGACGGTCGCGCCGTTTGCGCGATCTTCGTCCTCGAGTTGCACGGCGAGCGCTGCAACAGCACCGGGTGACATCGGTGGCTGTGGTGGCGCGGTGTTCGGGTCCGGCGCGACGGCCGGCGGCGGTGGCGCGTTCTGCGGCTGAGGTGGATCAGCTGGGGCAGGTGCTGCGGTTGTCGCCATGGTCGCTTTCCTTTGGTGCCTATCTCGACCTGGAACCGACATTGACCGCCGTCGTAGCGTGACGGCGAGATATCGACCTGGGGCGAGCGAGTGCGGCGGTGGTTCTGATTGGTGCCGGTTCGTTACGCCGGCAAACGTTCAAGCTAGGCTAGGCGGCGCGAGCTCGCTGGTTACGAGTTCGGCGCGAAGTCCGCGTCGAGCTGCGTCGTGCTCAGCATGCGCGGGATGTACTGGATCGTGAACGCCGTGACGTCCGCGGTCGGGAACGTGATCGACTTGCCGTCGTCGGAGATCTTGGCGAGTCCGCAAACGGTGCTTGCCGTCGGCGACGTCGCGGTGCCGCCCGTGTCGGTCAGCGCGTAGCTGCCGACCGTGTTCGCCGTGGTCGCCGCGGTGACGCGGAGCGAGCGGCATGCGAGAACCGGCAGGCGGTTCGGGTTCGACGCGCCGGCGGTCTCGCCGCTGCCGTCGATCGCGGTGAGATCGAACGTCGCCGCGCCGGTCAGGCCCGTGAAGGTACGCTTCAGCGGGTAGAGCAGCGTGCCGACGTCGGCTTGCGCGAGCGCATCCGGCAGATCGTTCGGGTTGGCGTCGTTGAGTACGTTCTTGAGCGTCCGGGCCTTCGTTGCGGTCGTGGTAGACATGTCAGCCTCTTAGTTCTTTTGGCCAAGGGTGATTTCAACCGTCGCGCTCTGGCCAGCCACGCGGACGAGATCGATCGCCGTGATGGGGACCGATCGAGACACGATTGTGAGGAGCGGATCGACGGGAACGCACTGCGATGCGCCGTCCGCGGAAGTGATCTTCGCCGTGATCTTGGTGTCGCTTTCGATGTGGATCGCGTGCACCTCTGCGGCGCCGTCGAGGTTCACCGAGAACGGAGCGTCGTCGCCGAGGATGATCGTGCGCTTCTCGGCGGGGCGAGCGAGCGAGATGTTCTCGGCGAAATACTTCGCGACGCCGCCCGTGGGCAGCTCGACGAGCGAGCCACTGATCGCGAGGACGGACACGGACTAGCTCTTGGCCTCGTCGCCGTCGCCGTCGCCGTCGCTGGCCATCTTCTCGTGGTCCTCGCGAGCGCTGAGGAGATTGCCGACGATCTCCTGCAGGGAGTCATCGGCTTCGCTGACGGCATCGGACGCCGCGGAGATCGCCTTCTCGACGGAAGGATCGATCGTGTCGGCCATCTCTGCCTGACCCGCGAGATCCTCGAGCGCGGCGCGCGCGGCGGCGAGAGCTTCCTGCGCCTTGACCGATGCCTCGTGCAGCGCGACCGGTTCGGCCTGCGGCTGCGCCTGTTGATGTTGCGCCGCGGCCTGATGTCCCGCGACTGCGCCCGGTGCACCGCCGGTCGGGGCGGCGCCACCAGCATGGCCTCCGAACGCCGGAGGCGGCGAGAGCATGGAGCGCAGAACGTTCGGATCGTATGCCATCGGGGGACCCAGCCTTTCGCTTGTGAGGATAGGAGCGCTGTCTATCCGCACACAAGGGCTGCGACCCGGCGCGCTACGGCTTGGGAGCGAGCTCGGCCACGACCTCGAGACTCACGAGCTCGGCCCCAAGATTGGCCGCGGTGGCGTCGATCTGGTCGGCCTGTTCGTTCATCTGCCGGGCCTCATGCGGCAGCACCTGTGCGGCGCGGCGAAGTGCCCGAGCGGCGAGGGTGCAGGCATGGTACGCCGCCCGAACACGCGGCGCGATCGGCTTCAATCTGGCGGCCTTCCACGCGGCGCGGGCATCCTTGAGTGCGGTCAACGCGACCCTGCGCAGGATCCTCGGATGTGCTTGCGCGTTCGGCACTGGGCCGAGTGTATCAGAATGGCGGATCGTCGTCGGTAGCATTATCCGGCCTTCCCCAGTCCTGGTGCTCGGCCTGACGCGATCGCCCGAGCTCAGTAAGCTCGCCGTTCTCGTCGATCTCGCCGTCACGCAGCGCGGCGGCCTGAGCTTCCTCGTAATACTTGCGCTCCTGCTCGTCCGCCCATGTCTCGGCGTGCTGGGCCTCGATCTCGGCGCGCTTGAAGAATCGATCGCCCTCGTTGCCGAACGCGGTCTCCTGGCCGGATCCGTACTGCTCGGCGAACGCCTCGGAGAGCTTGGACGATGCATTGATCCGGTCCTTCACGCCGCGAATTCTCGCGGCTTGCTGCTGCATGAACTTGTGACCCTCGCGCTCCCACGCCACCTGTAGCTCTTGGGGCAGGTTGCTCTTGACGGCCGAATGGATCTCGCGCCGGCGCTCGGCCGATGCTTCGGCGGCCTTTTTCGCGGCCTCGACGCGGCGCGGGTTTTTCTTGGGCGCGTCGACGACAATCGGCGGCGGCGGTAGGGGTTCGGGTTCCGGTATGACCGGCGTGCCGCCGAGCTCCTCGAGCGGCTTCGGTGGCGTCGCGGCGACCCCGTACTTCGGCAGCGCTTCCTCGATGTCGGCGCCCTCGTCGACCATCTTGGCGATCTGGATCTGGTGATCGAGCGGCAGCGCGTGGACCTGGTGTTGGAGCTCTGCCGGCAGCTGGCCGAGCTGATCGCGGTACTCCTGCGACATGGTCGACCGCGGCTGCGCCTGCTGTGGCATCCCGGCCGGCGCGGGCGGCGGCGAGCTCGGAGCGGCGGCGGCCGGTGCCGGGCGTGCGACGTGCGGCGCCTGTGCGGGCGCACGCTTGTGGACGTAGCCGGTGTTGACCGCGTGGACCATCGCCTCCGTGACCGGCGTGCGCTTGCCCTTCCACACCCACCCCGGGACACCCCAATGCGCGCGCCACGGCGTCAGGACCGCGCGATCGTTCGGGCGGTTCGGCGGGTGCGACCAGGTCTTGAGCGCCAGCGAATCGCTGACCTCCTCGCCGTCGGGTGATCGCGGCGGCTGCGTGAACAGTCCACCCGGCGGCGCCACCTGGCCGTGCATGGCCTCGGAGTCGACGCCAACGCGATCGTCGAGCGGTGTGCCGCTATCGCTGACGTGCTCGGACCATCGCGTCCAGAGATCACCGTCGAGCTCGTCGGCCTGTTCGTCCATCGCCGCCCGCGCGCTCGCCGAGCTAGCGAAGCTGAGCTCGGTGCGGACGATCCGCTCGGCCCGGTACCACTCGAGATCGCCGGCGCGCTGGATGCGATCGATCGTCTCGGTCGAGCTCTCGCCGGCGGCGAGCGACGCGGCCATCTGTTTCTCGAACGTCCCGACCAGATGCGTGCCGTACGCGGCCATCGATGTCTCGTGGATCCGCATGAGGCTCGAGGTCGAGTCCTTCACCAGACCGGCGAGGCGCGCGGATTCGAGCAACGGCAGCGGGACCAGTACGCCGGTGAACTGCTTTTCGAGCTTCGCGACGTCCTGCAGCATCTGCCGCGCGCTCGCGAGCCCGACGCGAAACGATGCGTCGCCGACCTGCGTGGACATGTCGCGCAGCACGCCGGCGAGCCCAAGCTTGATCTGCGCGAGCATGCCGCGGAGCTGCGTCGCGGTGAACGTGCCCTTCGCGGTCTCGCCGAGTTTCTTCGTGACCGACTCGAGCATGTCCTGATACAGCCGACGAACGGGGCCGATGCCGTTCTCGTTGATCAGGCGCTGTAGCTGGCGCTGCTGTTCGAGAACAACCGCGCGGTATGTGTCGGGCAGCTGCGGCACGTCACTGTTTCCTCATGCACACGCACAGGCTCTGCGGCGGCCCGTACTCGGTGACCGCCAGCCGCTTGCAGAGACCGCAGCGCCACACGATCCAGACCTTGCGGTGGCGCTCGTCGGTCTCGACGTGGTGCCACGCCACGATCAGCCGCCGACCACCTGGATCACCGGCTTGTCTTCGCCGGGACCCCGGTCGAAGTCGACGATCGCGTAGCTCGGCCCGCGAGCTGCCGCGCGCTCGAGGGCGGGGGCGCAACGCGGACACGCGTGCTGCACTCCGGTGCGCACCGCCTGCCCGCCGGCCAAGCGCGCGAGGTTCAGCTTTTTGATCGACACCTGGAACTCGATCGCGAGCCGAGTGTCCAGCGACATGTCCGAGAGCAGCACGAACGTCTGCACCCGCAGGGAGACGTCCTTGGCACCGCAGCCGTCGCAGGGGTGATTCTTCCACGCGAGCTTGCGGTGGAGCTCCATCGCGGTCGTGCGACCGTCCCAAAGCTTTTTGCTGTGGATGATCGGGTTGTCGGCGGCCATGCGCTCGATCCTCGCGGCGGCGAGGAGAGCGCACAAGGTCAGCGACTGACGTCGTAGATGCCGCTCGTCGTGACCGCGTCGCCGAGCGTCGTGTTGCCGTTGACCAGAAACGGCGAGGTGTTCAGATGGACCGGCTCGACCTGGGTGCAGCTGTATCGGATGTGGCGCAACGCGTTCGACGGCTGGAACGAGAAATAGAACCCGGTCCGGTCGACGCTCGCGATCGTTGCGGGGTCGACGATGCCGACATCGAACACGCACTGATATTGCTCGGGCGCCTGCCATCCGAACACGAGGCGGCACGCGCCAGCGTACGAGCTCAAGCCGATGTCGCCGGTGAGACCGTGCCCGCCGTCGATGTGCGCGAAGCACGCCTGCCCGTTTGCATCGATCAGGCGCGGCGCGTAGTAGTCGGACGGCGCGGCCGGCGTGTAGATCGCGTAGTTCCTCGAGCTGCCACTGGCGTTGATCGTGTTGTTCGCGCCTGCGCTGCGCGTCGCGGTCGCGGCCGGGTGGTCGTGCTGTTCAGCGTACGGCTGCAGCAGGCGATACGTCCCGACTCCGACGGTGGCGCCGAAGCAAAGAACCGCGAACACAATGCCGAGCACGGATGCGAACGAACTGCGCGGCCTGATCATCGATGGCTTGAGCATGGTGATGTCCTCCATGCCCCACGCTATCAGCCGGTCGCGGACGGCGCCACGGGCTGACCGAGCTGGTTGTTCGACTCTTCGCGCTCGGCGTCCTCGAGAGCTCGCTGGACAGCCTTCTCCGCAAACTGCGCCAGCGGGACGCCGCGCGCGTGACAAAACTCCTTCGCGCGATCGTACAGCCCGCGGTTGAACGAGACTGATCGGCGGCTTTGTTTGAGCGCCATGGTTACGCGCCCGCCGTCAGGAGGAATTGCTGAAGCACCTGCTCGGCGTTGACGCCCTGGCGCGCGGCTTCGCTGCGCAGCTTGTCGGCGAGCTCGCCGGAGATCACGAGCGGGGCGCTGTTCGCGTCCTGCGCGTGCGCGGCCTTGAGCGCGTGCGCGAGGATCCACACCGAGCGATCGGACGCGCCGGCTGCTTTCGCGGCGTCGTCGAGGATCTCGGCCTGCTTGCGAGACGCAACCACCTGGATGCGTGTCTTTTCGTTCTCGTCGAGTTTCTTGCGGGTCATGGCGTCGGTTCTCCTAGCGCTACGGCGTAGCGTTTACTTCCCAGCTTCATCTCGACCGCGCGGGGACTTCCGTCGGGGTTGAGGCGATGCCAGATCATCGGGTCGAGCTCGCGCAGTTTGTTCACGACGAGCACGTCGAGGATGCACGAGCAGAGGCGGTTGCTAACGCGCTGCGATGCCTTCACGGCGTCGACGAGGTTGCGCGCTTTCTCCGGCAGCTTGTCGAGCGCGATCTCGAAATCGGTGAGCCACGCGAAAAGGTCGCAGAACGTCCGCTGCCAGGCTGGGCCGTGGTGCCCTTTCTCGTCCGGCGCCCACGCGTGCGCGAGCTCATGGATCAGCGTGCCGAGCGCTTCGGCACGATCTTCGTCGGCGTAGACCACGACCGCATGCCGGCGCGGATCGTACTTGCCGTACGCTCCCACGCGGTTAGTGCGGCGCACGTGCACAACGTCGACCCGTGGCGGTGGCGTGTCGCCGGGCGCGTTCTCGAGCACGATGGCCCAAGCGCGGAGCCACGGCTCCGGGTACTCGATCTGCTGCGTCATGGTCAGCCCGCGCGGCGGTAGCTCGCGAGCTCTGGGCCCTGCGCCGTGGTCACGACTGCCATCGAGATCGGACCTGGCGTTGGGCCCCGATCGCGGAGCGCGTCGTAGACCGCCTGCGCGACCTCGACCATCGGCGGATCGCCGACCCAGCGCAGGCACAGCACGTGCGGGCCCCAGCCCGTCACCATACCGCCACCCGTCGCGACCTTGATCACCGCTGCCATCGCCGAGCGGGGGCCGTCGTAGTTCCAGCTGGCCGTGATCATGCCAAGGAAGGTCCGCGTCGGGTCGCTGGTCAGCGCCGGATCGGGGACCTGGCGATCGATCGCGCCCTGGATGTGAATCGTCGTGCCCATGGTTGACACTATGCGCATGGTCGCGCAGCATGTCAACACCTACCCGTGCGCGCGGCCACGTGCCAGATATCCGCAGACAATTGCGCGCCAGACGGCGCATGGGCGCGCGTCATTGGTTGCGCTCGATCTGGATCCGTTTGAGCTGCGGCCTCGCCTCGAAGTAGCGCGTGATCGCCTTCCACGCGTTCGCGTACTGCGCGAGGGACGCGGCATAGATCGGCCAGCCGGTTAGGAGCACGTGCGCGTCGGCGAGGTTCCTGCGCGCATTTCCCAGACACCCGACGACGTCGTCGCCTCGCGACCTGCGATCTGGATCGCGCTTGTCCTCCTCGGCGCAGAGACCGCGGTGCACGACCTCGAGCCAGCTTGCGAGCTTGCGGTCCTCGTCGGTGACACGCGCGATGTCCGTGATCGCGTTCTTTTTGGCGATCGTTTCCGTCTTGACCTCGTCGGTGTCAACGATCGGGATATCGACGCGCAGCGCGTCCTTGGTTTTCTCGACGACAACCGCGAGACAGTGGCGCAGCGTGTCCTGGTTCCAGACCACGACAACCTCGCCGATCTTGTACTTGTCGATCGGTAGCCGAATCACGATCCACCTCGCAGCTTGAGCTTGATGCCCCACCGTTCGCCGTCGCTGCGCCCGCTTCCGTCCTGAGACATGAAGCCGTTGTCCTCGAGCTCGACCAGCCCAATAGCCGCGAGCGCGCGAGCTGTGCGCACGTCCGATCCGGCGATGTAGTAGGCGCCGCCGCGAGCACGCTCGAAGAGCTCGCGCTGCTTGTCCGTGAGCTGAACGAGCACCGGGTCCTCGCCCGGTGCGAGCAGCTGCTTGCGCGCCTGCGCCTCGCTGAGCGCCATCGCGCCAGCAGTCGCATCCGTGCTCACGTGCACGTAGTTGCCGCCCGGCGAGAATGCGACCACTTTGGCGTCGCGCCACTCGCCGTCCGTGCGCGTGCGGTACTTCACGCGCTGGCCGATTCGGAACCTCGACTGCAGACTCACGACGCGCCGCCGATCTTGCGGACGTTGATCGGGGCGACGCCCACGACCTCGCCGGCCTTGTAGTCGGGCGACTCGGTGACGCGGATCGAGTAGCCCGGGCAGGGCCACACGCTGTAGTTCTGATCATCGATCACGACGCCCTTGCCGCTCTTGCGGATGTAGGGCTCCGAGGTGGTCGCGCGGAACGCGGTGAACTCGAACGCGACGACGGTGCCGATCGGGTGTGCCATGGTGTTCTCCTTGAGCTCGTGGGGTTAGGCGATGCGGGTGTAGCCGTGCGAGAGGCGGTAGGCTTCGGCGCGCTCGATCGTCGCGCCCGCGTGCTCCTTCGACGCGCGCTGGTCGACGCGCTCGCCCTCGCAGGTGCCCAGCGTGTGGGTCTCGACGCGCAGGCCGCCGGGGATCTCGGTGATGGTGTCGGTGATCGAGTAGTTGACCGCGCCGAAGTTTTCGCAGGCGCGAGACTTCACGATCGTGCGGTACTTGCGGGCGGGGTTGTTCGTTTCCATGCCCTAAAGATACGCACGACCGTGCGCATCGTCAAGCGTCTTTCGTGTGCACGATGGTCGATTCTATCCCGGTTTTGTTCCGGTTACTTGCGTGACCATACACAAATCAACGCGAAACCATGGACGATTTATCAGACTTGACGATGCGCATGCTCGTGCGTATTGTTAGAAGCATGGAAGCGAACACGAACGGCGGCAAGGTCCTGGCGGTCTACTCGCGCGGCTGCGATATGTCGGCCGTTACCGATGGCCTGAAGGCCGAGTGGCAGAAGCAATACGGCTTCACCGCCACCCAGGTGTGGACCTGGAACAACGGCGAGGCGATCGTCTGCATGGACTGGGAAGCGAACTACGGCCGCGGCGAAATCCGCGTCGTGGTCCGCACCGGCGGCCTCAAGCTCGGCAAGATCCGCGTGCTCTACGCGAATTGCTTTCTCGACGCGATGAACCAGCTGGGCCTCAAGTTTCGCAACGCTGTGCGCCGCCCGCGTCGCGAGCGCACGCGCAGCGAGATCCATCGCGCGGCGCTCGCCCGTGCGGCGCGCTCGGTCGGCAACCACTTCCGCACGCTGCGCGCTCGCCCGGCGCGAGAGACGATGGCCCGCCAGGAGGTGTGCTCGTGATCGTCGAAACCTGCCAGCGTTGGGAGGGTGGCCGCGAGAAACGCCGCCCGGCCGGCGAGCTGATCAAGACCTCGGACTACGAGGTGGCACCGATCGCGTCCGACGACGAGGCGCGCGCGTTCGTGCGCGAGCATCACTACGCCAAGGAGGCGAGCTCGACCGCGCACCGGTTCGGCCTGTACTACCGCGGCGAGCTTGAGGGCGTCGCTCTGTTCGGTCCCGGCGCGAGCGTGAACGCGCACAACAAGGTCTGGGGCCACACCGATCTCACGATGAAGGAAGCCGTCACGCTCGGCCGTCTGGTCCTGCGCGATCGCGTGCCCGGCAACGGCGAGAGCTGGTTCGTCGCCCGTTGCTTCGAGCTCCTCGCGATGCCGAAGCTGTACCGACCGTTCCGCAAGGATGGCACGCCGCGCCGCCCGGTGGTCGCGGTCGAGAGCTGCGCCGATCCGCAGCCGCGGATCACGCCACGCGGCCTCGTGTTCCGTGGCCACCTCGGCATCGTCTACCAGGCGCTGAACGCGCAGTACGTCGGCAAGACGAACGACTCGACGCTGCGGATCTTCCCGGACGGCACGGTGCTCAGCAACCGCACCAGCGGCAAGCTCGTGCGCGGCGAGCGCGGCGACGACAGCGCGATCGATCAGCTCGAACGCTGGGGCGCGACGCCGCTCGATCCCGACGAAGACGCGCTCGCGTGGCTCAAGCGCTGGCGCGCCGAGCTAACGCAGTCGATGCGTCACCGCGGCAACCACCGCTATCTCTGGTGCCTCGATCGCCGCCGTCGGCGCGAGGTGCTGCCTGTTACCCGTCTGAGCTACCCCAAGGAGAACGCCTGACCATGGCCAAGAAAACGAAGAAACCCGCGCGCGCCGCGGCACCGCCGTGTGGTTGCGGCATCGACTCGTCACAGTGCACGGGCGTGCTCGTGGCGCGCCTCAATGGCGAGCCGATCGATCCGACGCTGCAGGATGCCGACCGCTGGATCTGCTCGGTCAACGGTGGCCCGGGCTGCGGCTTCTATGCTGACGCGCGCGACGCGGACGGTCGACTCGTCCGCTGCGGCGACTGCGGCGGCCCGCTCCGGTTCGACGACACGATCGTGGGCACCACGTGCGGCGGCCTCAAGCTGCGCGGCTGGGACAAGTGCGACAACTGCGGATCGATCTGGGTGACCCGTCGCGGCGTCCCGGACAGCGGCGGCGGTTCCGATGGTCGCTGGCGCCTCGCTGCCGGCGGCCGGTCGCTCGATGCCGGCGGCATGCGTGTGCGCGCCGAGGGGAAGGGCGGCGACGTTCCGCAGCTGATGGCGCGTCTGTCGCGTATGCCGGCCTTCGAGGCTGCGCTCGAACGGATCGCGAACGGCGACCTCGACGCGGCTGCGGCAACGCAGATCTCGCGCGACGCTCTCGCGATCGGCGACGGTGTCGACGAGGTGGAAGCGTGAAGGCCGTCAACCTGTTCGCAGGTTGGGGCGGTTTCACCGAGGGCGCCGAGCTCGCTGGCGTCGACGTCGTGTGGGCGGCGAACCACTGGCCGCTTGCCGTCGAGGCGCACGCCCGCAACCACCCGCGCACTGCGCACGTCTGCCAGGATCTTCGGCAGGCTGACTTCACTCGGCTGCCGCGGTTCGATCTGCTGCTCGCATCGCCCGCGTGTCAGGGGCATTCGACGGCATCGCAGCCGATCCGCACGGTCAAGCATGACGCCGATCGGGCGACCGCGTGGGCCGTGATCGACTGCGCCGAGGCGACCACCCCGGCCGCGATCGTGATCGAGAACGTCCCGGCGTTCCGTCGGTGGCTGCTGTTTCCGGTGTGGCGTGAGGCGCTCGTTCGACTCGGCTACCACGTGACCGAGCACGACGCGCACGCCACCGCCTTCGGTGTCCCGCAGCGCCGGCATCGCCTGATCATCCTCGCGACGCGCAAGCCGACGGCGATCGAGCTGCCGGCGGTCACCGTCGAGCCACCGATCGGACCGTGCATCGAGCTCGACGCGGGTACATGGCGCCCGACCACGATGGCGTCGCCGAATGCTCGCGCGCGGTTCGCGAAAGCTCGCGCGAACTGGGGCCGGCGCTTTCTCTCGCAGCACGTCACCGGTCACCCCGGCGTCCCGCTCGACCAACCGATCCGTACGATCACCACGAAGGATCAGTGGGTGATTGTCGACGGTGATCGCTATCGGTCGCTGTCGATCCGCGAGCACGCGCGCGCCATGAGTTTCCGCGACAGCTACGCGTGGCCAGCCGATGCGACCCGCGAGGATTGCATCAAGGGACTCGGCAACGCCGTGCCTCCACTCGTCGCAAAGGGCGTCGTGCACGCCGTCGCGAACGCGATCAGCTGATCTGGTTTTCAACGCGGACGCGCACGCGTGCGAGTCTGCCGGCCCAGCGGATCAGCAGCAGCGCGAGCTTCAACCGCCAGCGCTTCGGCGGTTCGTCCTCGACGACCTCGACCTCGAGCACGGCCGAGCGCCCGGACATGACCGGCACGCGATAGGTCTGGATCACGCGCTCGCCCATGGATCACCGGGGCGGCATGTGCGGTGGCGGTGGTGGCGAGCTCGGCGGACCGGCCGGTGGCGTACTGCCCGGCGGCGCCCCGAACGGTGCGGGCGCGGCCGGCGGCACTGCCTTCGCGACCTGGGCATCAATGATCGCGGACGCAACCTCGATCGGCATCTGGAAGAACTGCACGAGCATCAGCTTCGCGGCCTCGGGCGCCAGCGACTTGTCGGCCACGCCGGTCAGGATCGCGACGGCGGCGGTCACCTGCGCACCGTTGAGCGCGGCGTCCTGGGCCTTCTCGGCGGCCTGCGGGCCCATGCTCGCCATCGCCTTCTCGGCGGCCGTCGGTTCCGGCTGAGGCGCTGCCGTCGGCTGCTGCGCCTGCTGCAGCTGACCCATCAGCTGCTGATCGAGCAGCCCGCTCTCGGTCTGCAGGCGCGCGATCGCTGCGGCCGGATCGTCGATGTTGAAGTACGGCGCGATGTACTGCATCGCGCTCTCGAGGTCGAGCGCCTTGCCGGACACCGCCGTAGCGACGGCTTGCGCGGCTGCGTTCGCGTCCGTCGGTCCGCGCTTGATCCACTCCGGCCACGTGAGCTCGATCATGTCGTCGGTGAAGCTGGCGAGATCAGGCGGCACCTCGCGCTCGACTGGCGTCCCGGTTTTCTCGTCGAGGCCAGGCGGTAGCGACACCTGCGGCACGAGGCGCAGGTTCGTCGCCGGATCGATCGGTCCGTTCGTCCGCATCGCGACCACGGCGCGGATGATCTTGCCGAGCAGCGGCTTGATCCCGAGCTCGCCGTACTGCTCGCGGAACAAATCGCCGCGCTCGTGCATCGACGAATATCGGCGCTCGATCTCGGTCGCCGTCATCGTGCCGTCGGTGGCTTCGTTGTCGAGAATGCACTGCACGACTTCGAGGAAGTTGCGGCGGTGGACCTCGATCACCTTGAGGGCGGTCTCGACGCCGGCGCCGCTCATTTCAAGGTACTCGCCGCTGCCGCCTTTCTCGACCTTGATCGCGTTGCGCGATCCTTTCTTGAGCTCGGTAACCTTGAGCTCGTCCGACACGAGCAGCAGCGTCGGATCGCAATTCTCGACGGCGCCCTGGTCGGCCTGCGAGAGCAGCCGATCGATCGCTTCCTGCGTGTCGTATTCGCCGTGGCAGTCCGGCTCGCCGTCGATTTCCTCGGTCTGCGAGTTGCGGATCCACACGCCGGGGAACTCGCCGAAGTTGTGCGCGACGACTTCCTGCACTTCCCACGTCGGTTCGTCGCCGTCGCCGACCGGTGCCGGCTTGAAAAGCACGTCCTGCGTGGCGTCGATCGTGCGGCGGTACCAGTACAGGTTCTGGCGCAGGATCCCTTTGTCGTCACGCTCCTCGACCGGATACATGTACCGGATCTCGAGCGCGTCGACTTCACCCGTGGAGCGGTCGACGATGTGCGGCGTGCACCAGCGCGGATCGTGGACCTCGATCACCGGCTTGCCGTTGCGGAACCGGAACGTGACCATCACCGCGCCCATCGCGCCGCCGAACGTGCGCGCGTACGCGAGGCGGATCCACAGGCGCGCCGACTTGATCAGCGCCTCGACCCACTCCTGCAGCTGAGGCATGCCGGCGATGCGGATCGTCGGGTGCATCTTCGCCGAGAACAGCAGACCGGTGAACCGGTTCACGACGACGCGCACCAGGTGGTACGGCGCCGTCGGCTTGCGCATGCTCAGCGGCATGTCGTCGAGCTTGCCGCCTGGATCGTAGAACCCCGGCGGCAGCACCGTGTTGCGCGCGATCATGTCGCGCTCGATGTCCGACATCACCGGCCGGCCGTCCCACGACGTCGAGCGCGCAGCGTATTGCTCGGTGAAGTAGAACGCCCAACAGCGGTTGAGCTCGAGTTGCCGCGGCGTCATCGCCATCCGGGCGATGCGTTCGAGCTGCTGATCGTGCAGCTGAACACCAGCCCTGAAGGCATTCCCCGGTCCGTACTTGAGCTCGGCCATGCGACTGCGTGAGAGGATCGCCCGCGGTCCGCTGCCCTACAAGGGTTAGGTGCGGCGGCGCCGCTTGCCCACGCCGGCGAGGCCGAACGCCTTGCGAGCTCCTTCGCGGGCGAGCCATAGCGAGATCAGACGGTCGCCGGTGTGGCTCTTGGGGTCGTAGCGCAGACACTCGTTGATCAGCTTTTTGAGCTCAAGGTCCATGCGTCCGGTCAGCGTCCCGCCGTGGTTCGGGAACACCCACTTGCCGGCCGACATCTCGACGGCCAGCGACTCGATGCCGAAGCTCGGATCGACTTTGTTGCGGCCGGTGAAGTGCGCCTTGATCGGGACCGCGGTGTCGCGGTTCACGAACTGCTTGATATACGCTTGCGCCGCGTTCGACTCGACGATCACGATCGAGTGGTAGCGGTTATGGATCTCGACGATCTTGTCGACGATCTCGGGGCCGTCGAACTTGCCGGCGGTGATGTCGAGCACCTGCCTGGTCTCTGTTTTCTCGTCGACGGCGATCGTGGTGAGCGCGGTCTCGTCGGATGCGTCGCGCTTCGTCACCGCGAGATCGACGCCGGTGATCGTGCGGTAGCCGCTAGGCACAATCGACAGCGCCCACGCCATCTCGAGGCCGTTGCCGAGCGCCAGCGCCTTGAGGATGTAGTCCGCCTTGAAGCGCCGCTCGGCGTCACTGACCGGGTCGCAGAACATCGAACGGCGTGACTCGATCGGTCCGCGGTTCTCGATCTCTTTGTCGATGCGCGTCTCCGGCCAGACTTCCGGCCACACGCTCTTGCCGGTCGCCTCGTCGCGCACCGGGAACTTCTTGTGGAAGGTCTGCGGCTCCGTCGCGTAGCGGTGCATGGCGTCGTCGAGGTGCCACGCGTTGCCGATGAACCAGAGGCGGCCGACTGACGTCTTGCGACCCTCGATCACGGACTTCAGCCACCCGTACGACTTGTCACGCATCGCATCGCTGTGCGTGTTCTCCGGCGTGAGGTAGTCGTCGGCGATGATCAGATCGAGGCGAGCGCCGAGCACCTGACCGCCGAAGCCGACGGCCTGCACCGTCGGATCCTTCGATCGCGTCGTGCGCTGAACGATGAAGCTGTCCTCGCGCCAGCGCCCAGTAGTGTCGGACTTATCCGGCACGACGTGCGGGAACACCATCCGAAACTCGACGCTCTGCTCGATGTACTGCTTGATCGCCTTGACGATCTTCTTTGCGTTCCCGCTCGACGCAGAAACGATCAGCATGCGGATGTTGGGGTTCTTGCCGATCTCGTACAACGCGCGCCCGACGGATATCTGCGCGGTCTTGCCGAGCTCGGTCGCCGACCAGATCACGGCGCGCTCGTGCTTCGTCAGGATGTCGTGCCACTCGACGTGAACGTCCGCGAGGCGGATCGGTAGCCCGGTCTGCTCGTCGCGAAGCACGAACTGGCAGAACACCGCCGGATCGTTTCGTGCGGCGAGCGCGAGCGACTCCATCGCCGGCGCCAGCGTCGACGCCGCCTGCGCGAGCTTCGCGTCAGTTTGCAGCATCGTCGTGCTCGTCGACCTCGTCGGCGGTGTCGTCGCCGTCGTCGGTCTCGATATCAATCACGGCCGGCGGCTTGCCGGCTGGCAGTGCCGCGATCGCGCCGCGCGCGCGTGCGAGCTCGAGGGTCGCGTGCGCATGCTCGATCAGGTTGACCGCTTCCTCGGGGGTCGCGGGGACGATGCCGCCGATCGGGCCGAGCTGGCTGGGGTCGTAGCTGCCGTCGATCTTGCACAGCTGATCGGCGCCCTTGAGCGCGACGGCGAGCGCGGCGGGCGTCCCGTTGGCCAGCGCCTTCTGGATGATCATCGTGATCATCGCCCGGTTGCGCGCCGTCTTGCGGGCCTTGGTCTGCTTGCCGACCTCGGCGTCCATCGACTCAAGGGCGCGGTTGATGTAGTTGCGCGCCATCTGGCGCGAGACCTTCCACGGCTTGGCCTGGATCCCGCGCGCAGGGTCGGCCTGCATCTCGGTCGTGCACCAGTCGATGATCACGTCGACGGCAGTGCCTTGGGCGATCAGCGATCGCACCATCGCGACCCGCTGGCGCACCTCGATCACGTCGGCGCGGGCCTTGGCCATTACCCGGTCCGATCTGCTGTCTTGCGATCGCGGAGCGTGGCGACGAGCTCGGCGGCGGATGTGTGAACCAGCCGCTCGGACTCGATGCCCGTCATACTCTGACCCTCGTGCAGCTGGAACGTGATCCGCGCGCGCCGGGTGTCTAGGTCGAGCTCGACCACGGCGGCGAGCTGGGACCCGTTCACGAACGCGCGCACGCGGTCGACCAGCGGCAGACCGTGACGCCGGGCGCTCGGAGCGGACAGCTGCTCGAATGGCTCAGCGGTGATCTGCACGTGTCTAACTTCAACCGTACCAGGGAGGAGGTGTCTTCGCGCCGCCTCTGTTCGGATCGCGAGCGCGAACAGGTCGCCGACCAACGCCGCGTGGCGATGGCAGAAGCCTCCCTTGCGGGTGAGGTGAATGACCGCGCACGCCTGTGCGTCGACGATGCCGGCGGTCGGCGCCCACCAGCGCGGGCCGATCAGCAGCTCGGCGAGCACCGGGATATTCGGCACCTGCGAGTGGCGGCAGTCGTTACATCGGAACTCGCTGTGCTCGCCCACGCCCTGATAATAACCGGGTGCGGTCGCGAAACGAGGGCGGCACGAACAGCAGCATCCCGCAGGAGAACTTGGGGACACCACCAGTCCGCGCCGCCAATTACGACGCTAGCGCGTGTGAGCTCAGCGCGATAGATCGTCGATCGACAGCTCGCCGGATGCGAGCCATCCGAGCCCGCGCGCACCGCCGCGCAGGATCACGTCCGCGACCGGCTCGACCTCGAGCGCGACCGACCCTTCGAGATCGATGTAGCGAAGCGCGATCGGCAGCGGCCCGAGATCGAGCGCGCTCATGATCCCGAAGTAGATGAACGCGCCGCGGTTGGCGAGATCGCAGATCGATCGCGTGATGCGGCTGATCGCCTCGGCCTCGGCGTGCGCTGTCCACGGCACGCCGGACATCGGCCGCAGCGCGTGCCACGTCGACCAGTGCAGCAGGTGCTGCAGTCGAGGCAATGCGATCGCGCGGCGCTGCTTGGCCAGCTTGCGGAGCGTCGTCGCAACGCTCACAGCGGTAGCGAACCCTGCGCGCTCGGCGCAGCTGCCGCGACTGTTCCGTCCTTGATGATGATCGCGCCCGGGTCGCGATCGCCGACGCGCTCGATCCACACGCGCACCCCGGCCGCGCTCGCCTGCTCGACCACCGCCTTCAGGCTGTCGTCGTCGAGTAGCGCGCCGTCGCGGATCCACACGTCGCGCAGGTTCGGGTTGGCCGCGACCGCGAGGCCGAGCGCCACGCGCAGCTTCTCGGCGCCGCTGGCCTGCACGAGCGGCGCGCCGTTCAGCACGACGCCATTCGCGTCGACGCTCAGCCCATCAACGGGCAGCTTGGCGCTGGTGAGGATCGCGGACTTGTCGCCGTCGACACGCTCGATCTCGTCGCTCAGATCCTTCGTTCGCTTGTTCAGCGCCTGGATCTCGGTCTCGATCTCCTGCTTGCGCTTCCACGTCGCGGCGTCCGTCGCGATCTGCGCGTTCACGTT